GCCCCAGTAGAAGACTAAGCAGCATTGCAACAAAGCCCCCATAAGGGGGCTTTTTCATGCTCAATTGTTTGATGCAGCGGCAGGATGAGCCCTTTCTTCTCGCACCATGCTTCTAATTCCTTCTGGTCAGTGTGAGCGCTGATAAAGCTATTGCAATACACCCATGCCATCAAAATCTCCTCGCGCTTTTCAGTCCAGAAAGGCTGCACGCGCCACCATTCCAACAGTGGCAAGTCTCCTTTCCGCAAATTGCAGCTCTTACATGCTGGAATCATGTTCCAACGCGAGAAATGCGGACCGCCTTTGCTCTTTGGAACAATGTGATCAATCGTAAGCTTTTCTTTCCATTCTCCGCAATATGCACAAGCGCATTGCCCGAATGGTCCTCTCAAGAAATAGTCCTCAAAAATGCTCTTGCGGAACCTGCGTTTTGCGTCACCAGGGCGAAGTTCAATGAGAGAATAAAGCAGCTCATCAGGACCATTCGCTCTTGGCATGGCACTATTTAGTTGTCTTGTCCATAGTTTAACGCTAAATAATGCCTCATGAATTTCGTCTAGAATCAGAGTATTGATTGTCGGCTATGGACAGTTTCAAGGACGGCCTTGCAAATTTCGTAGCCACCATCACGGCTGGCATGTTGCTTTCAACGGGCGCCATGCTTATTGCAGTGGGCACTCAACAGGCAAGAGTGGCCGTACAAATTGAAACCGTCACAGAGAAGCTTTCTACGCTCACAGACAAGATGAGCGAAATGGAAGCAAGAGTACGAAACCTAGAGATTGAACGCTAGGCTATTTATATTCCCATTGCATCTCTCATCATGAGCGGCATTGAATGGTTCGTAATTGGTGGCATTCTTGTTGCTGCTGCCGACCAAATCATCGAACGCACTCCCTACAAGGAAAACAATATCATCCAGCTTCTGCTGACTGGACTTAAGGCAGTCTTCCGCGTTAAGGACTGAGCCATGTGGCCTTCTAATCGGGCTTTCTGGGACGAATGCTTCCAGACGGCCCGTAAATATGGTGCTCGCTATCCAGAGCTGGTAGCGGCACAGTGCTGCTTGGAGAGTGGCTTCGGGAAGCACACGTCTGGCAAACATAACTACATCGGCGCCAAAGGCGAAGGCACTACTACCACCACTCAAGAATTTTACGATGGTCAGTGGGTGACTATCAAGGCCGGTTTTATTGATTTTCCTAGCCTTGCTGCTTGCATTGAATACTTAGTTACGCGCTGGTATAAAGACTATCGTCAATTCAAGGGCATTAATCATGCTCCTAATCGTTACGCTGCTGCTCGCATGCTCAAGGAACAAAGCTATGCCACTGATCCAGCGTATCCAGCAAAGCTGTCTAAGCTCATGAAAGAATATGCTCCTGAGAGCACTGTTGTTACTATGATCGGCCCCAAGAAACGTCCGCAAGATTTTGGCTTCAAGAAAGGCGATTCGCATTTGATTGTGAATGATGCTGTGGAAACCATGAAAGCTTTCTCTTTTGAAGGCAAGCTGCTGTGGGAAATCCCTTGTCTTGCTCGCGGGCAATACAGTGATTTTGAATGGAGGATCACAAATTCTGACACGCCTCCGGGTCTTTACAAAATCGGTGCCATCTATAAAGACTACGAGCGAGTGGGTGACAAACCTGCTTACGATCGTACGCTCATGGCTTATGGCTGGTACAGTTTTGACATGGTTGAACTAGAAAATCAAGAAGCGGGTAATGGACGAGCAGGAGTTATGACTCATGGTGGCGGTAGCGCTAATGGTTGGCCTGGTGCATGGTCCCCTAGGCAGCCTCTTGTCCGCACCCATGGTTGCATTCGTTGTCACAACATTGACCTTCGCGATAAGATTCTTCCGCTTTCCAAAGCTGGCACAATCTTTATTTCAGTTTTTCAAGAAGGTTAATCATTCGCCATTCGCAAATAGCAAATGAACTGGCAGTCTTGGTTTAATGCACTCTGTTACGAACTAGGCTTATGGGCCGTTGCAAAACGGCCTTCTCTTGCTTTTAAGCCATGGTTCAAAATGCTCATGGCTCATTGCAGGCCTGACTGGGCAGAGTGGAAAACCAAGGAGGTGATGCAGAAAGTAGACCAGCAAGCAAAGACGTTGGTCAGGCAATGGGAGCAAGAGGAAAAGGAAACAAAAGCAAACGCTCTGGCCGAACAAGCCCACAAGCTTTTCCCTGATGCCATCGTCACGCCTCTTCCTAATGCCATTGTCCCGTCAGTGCTCATTGAAACAGCCCCACCAGCAGATGCCAGTGAGGCTGTGAAGGCACTAGGCGGGGAACTGCGAATCACCTATCGCTTGCCAGACCAAGGAGAGTCCTGAGGCGCTTCCATTTAGCAAGCTCCTTCTCGTGGTAGTCCTCCCACGAAGCAATGGTTTCACTAAGAGCCTTGCAGGCTATAGCCGGATCATCGTCCGTTAGCAGCTCTGCAAGAATGTCGGAGAGACCCTCGGTCTGCTGCTTGTACCATTCGCCCTCTGCAACAAAAGGGAAGGCCATGGGAAGGGGCACATTGCCCCCATAGCTTAAGTGATTTCCACCCAGCCGATCATGCCAAGTGCTTTGGCGCTGACTGCACTATCGACGGTCAAGATGAGAGTGTCGCTTTCGCCAGAAGCATTTTGTCCTAAGGCAAGACGAATGGCCACTGCAATGTCGTAATTGTTCGCACTGCCTTGACTGACAAAACCTGCGTCGACCACTGTGCCGCCTGTCGCAGTGCCACTAGTTGTCACCTCCACATTGCCCCTTTGATTGTCCGCAGCACTCCAAGTGACGTCACTCAGCGTTGGATTTAAACGCAAACGCCACAACACCACATCACTAGAAGCAGTGGCAGTGGAAATCCTCACGGGAAGAATGACATTGCCAGTGCGACCACTTGCCATGCGAATACCAGCAGTGATGCGCTCCCCCGATATGTTTGGAACAGTGTTTAAATCGTGATTCACTGAATACACGGCACCATCTGGCTCGTATCCCCCCTCGCTAAGAATGCTGCTACAAATTTGCTTCATGGTGCGTCCTGAAGCTTGAGCAGAAGAATTATGAATGCGATAGGACAATGGCAAAATAGCCGTTGTCATATATGCACTAGTCAATGTATTGTAATGATTAAATTCATGGCAATAAATGATCTCGCCGTTAATTACAAAGCCAGTTCTCACTCGTCCCACGCCAAGCCATTCAAGATCGGCAGTGAAAATCTGAGCTTTAGAGAAATCGAGAGAATCAAGAGTGTTAATGTTCCACGCTGATTGATCAACCACGTTTTCAACAACTGCGCCAGACGTAAAGCTTCTTATGACCATTTGCAGCGTAGTGCCACTTGCCCTAATCATCACTCCATTCTGATCATCAAAGAAGCCCACTTCTTGAATGAGACCTGCTGTTGGCGTGGTGCCAGCAAAGCTTTGCATGATCATCATGCTCTTTCCTGGTTGGTACGGGAAATATTGCTTAGTTCTACGCAGCACTGTATCGCCAGACGCAGTGGTGGTCGTCAAAGCGGTGCTGCTTTCGTTTGTTAAATATGTGACCACCCCTCCATTGGAAATGCGATCAAACCATTGGTCAGCACGCTTGTTGTAACGCATTGTGCTATCAAAAAGCGTATAGGGAGCGCTCGTGCGAGCACGTCCAAAAGCATCAACTGCTCCACTGTCAGGACCGGTCTTTAAAATCTGTCCGCGATAATCAGCTTGAATATGAGTTTCAAACTGTTCGCCACCAGCAATAATTTGGCCCATGAGAAATAATTCTTTCTTCCATTGTACTAGCAAAAGAAAAGGGGCCTTTTGGCCCCGTTGTTATTTACCCTGTCCTCTCAAAAGCTTTCGCCCGTGAGAAGCTTTACTATTCGCTCCATTGCCTTGGCGCGTGCGCTTGCTTTTGTTTGGCTGATGAAGCTTTTGCCCGTTAATGTTTTTGTTTGATGCCATCAGCTCCAGGGCACTCCAGTGCCATTAGTGGGAGTGCGCTGTTGAGAAATTTGCTCTGCGAGAGCGGCTTCAATTTCAGCCACTTTTTCGTCACCAAACTTTTCCTTTACCCAGCCAGTGACGATTTCAGGCGTGAGTTGGGCATAAGGAATTTCATCATCTTCGTCGGGGGCTTCAAGCCCAAGACTGCCATACGCCGAACTGGCATACGTGCCATCATCGGCAGAAATTGTATAGTGAACCGTGTAGACGATTCCATCAGCAAGGTGGCGCTCAAGATTGGCGACGCCCCATTGGTAAGTGATTGCCATGATTAGAAAGAATGGTCTTCGTTAGTTTAACAATAGAAAAGAAGGCGGCTTCTTCGGGAAACCGCCAAGGAGATGAGTGAAGGGGGTGACGACGCTTAGCTTCGTGCAAACTCGCCGTGCAATTCCTTGCGCAGCTTATCAACGGCAGCGATGGCGTCTTCCTTGTTATCAAAATAACCGCCTGAATAGACCTTGTAATCAAGCGTGATACATGCGTGCCACTTGTTCTTCTTCCAAGTTACGCCTTTGACGCCTGACTTGCTATCAAAACGCACGCGGCGGTTCATGCAATTCTGTGAATGAGTTGCAGCCCGCAAGTTTTCGATGCGGTTGTCGAGCACGTCGCCGTTGATGTGGTCAATAAAAGCCACTGGGTCGTTGCCATGGTACGTCCACACAAGACGATGCACCGCGTAAAGCTTGCCTTGGTACTTGATCCGTCGGTAGCCATCACGGTTCACTGCACCAGCCGGTCGCCCAAGTTGACGACTCCTTCCGCGCTGCTTCCAGAAAAGTTCTCCATCCCTGTATTCAAACAGGATATTGGCTTCCTCGCACGACAAGTCGTTGTTGCGAGGGTAGGATTGATTAGTCATCGTTAATCGGAACGGTGATCAGGGGTGGGAGCCGCAAACTCGCCACCCCACAATTTTAACTACTACGCGCTCTCAAGAGCAGC